ATGAGCCGATCCTGTACGGCTGGAAGCCGGGCGCCGCCCACCGCTGGTACGGCGACCGCAACAAGACGACCGTCCTCGACGAGCCCGGCTCGATGATCACTCGCACCGCCGAGGGCGAGATCCAGATCAACCTCGGCGAGACCGGCATCCTGATCCGCGGCGAGGGCCTGACGGTCGAGGCCATCAGCGGCAGCGTGTTCCTCGAGGAGAAGCCGAAGCGCAACGGCGAGCACCCGACCATGAAGCCGGTGGCGCTGGTGCGCCGCATGGTCGAGAACAGCAGCGAGCGCGGAGACCTGGTGCTTGACCTGTTCGGCGGGTCTGGCTCGACGCTGATCGCGTGCGAGCAGGCCGGCAGGAAGGCGCGTCTCTGCGAGCTCGACCCGAAGTTCGTGGACGTCATCGTCCGCCGCTGGCAGGACTTCACTGGCCGCACAGCGCGCCTCGAAGGCACCGACATGACGTTCAACGAGCTGGCCGCACAGCGCGCCTCGAAGGCACCGACTGAATCCCGTCCCGGCCTGATGATGGCCGGCCGCCCCTTCACCGAGACGCCGGCAGCCAACGACGACTGCCGGCCGGGGAAGGTCGCCTGATCCCTGAGGCCCTGCGTGTATGAGCGAGCCCATGGGCCTGCGCGAGTTCGGACGGCACGTCGGGCTGTCCGGCGAAGGCGTGCGCAAGGCGATCAAGACGGGCCGCATCCCGCCGGCGGCGCTGGGTCAGGTAACCCTCAGCACCGGGAAGACGCGCCCGGCGATCATCGACGTCGAGCTCGCGCGCAAGGCGCTGGGCGTCAACACGAAATCGCAGATGCAGCGCGACCCGAAGGTCCTGAGCGAGAACCGCCGGGCGGTCGCGCGGGGTCAGGACCCGAAGCCGCCGCGGGCAGCGCCGGCCGCCGAGGCTGAACCGCCGCCCGACCAGGGCATGCGTGCCGGCCAGTCCATCCCGACCATCACCGAGTCGAACCAGAAGATCGCGGCCGCGAAGGCGCAGATGGCGCTGCTCGAGCTGAACGAGAAAAAGGGGAAGCTGGTCGATGCCGAGAAGTTCTTGGGGAAGTACCTGCCGATGATCACGGCGGCGCGAACCAAGATCATGGGCGTGCCGACCAAGGCCAAGCAGCGGATCCCGCACCTGACGGCGTCGGACGTCGAGGCCCTCGAGGAAATGATCGCGGAAGCCTTCGGGGACGTTGCCGATGGACGTTGACGTGCTGGTCGCGCGCCTGCGCGAAGGCTGGCGACCGCCGGCACGACTGAACCTGTCCACCTGGGCGGATGAGCACGCCGTGCTGTCGGCGGAATCGTCGGCGGAGGTGGGTCGTTGGAAAACGATCCCCTACCAGAGGGGCCTGATGGACGCGATCACGGACCGGAAGATCGCCCAGGTCACGGTGATGAAAAGCGCCCGGGTCGGCTATACGAAGCTGATCAACCACGCGATCGCCTACCACATGCACCACGACCCCTGCCCGATCATGGTGGTGCAGCCGACCATCGGTGACGCCGAGGGCTACTCGAAAGACGAGATCGGGCCGATGCTCCGCGACACGCCGTGCCTTGCCGGCCTGATCGAGGAGAGCGGGCGGCGCGACAGCAACAACACGATCCTGCGGAAGTCATTCCCCGGCGGGCAGCTGCACCTGGTCGGCGCCGACTCTCCGCGTGGCTTCCGCCGGGTATCGATCCGGGCGCTGTTCTTCGACGAGGTGGACGGCTACGCGCAGACGGCGGGCGAGGAAGGCGACCAGATCAAGCTTGGCATCCAGCGGACCTCGTACTTCTGGAACCGGAAGGTCGTCGCCGGCAGCACGCCGACCAGCGACACCAGCAGCCGCATCAAGAAACTCTTCGAGCGTGGCGACCAGCGCTACTACCACGTGCCGTGCCCGAGCTGCCGGCACTGCCAGGTGCTGCGCTGGGAGAACCTCAAGTGGCAGGACAGGAAGCCGGAAACAGTCCGTTACATGTGCGAGAGCTGCGGCACGCCGATCGAGCCGCGGTGGCAGCGGTGGATGGTCGAGGAAGCCGACCGCCTGCAGCTGGCCGGTGAACCTGGGGCCGGCTGGGTGGCGACGAACAAGGAACCCGAGATCGACGTGCATGGTCGCGTGCACGCGTCGTTCCACATCTGGGCCGCCTACTCGTACTCGCCGAACGCGACCTGGCCGCAGCTGGCCGCCGAGTGGCTGGCCTGCCACAAGAACACCGAGGAGCGGAAAACCTTCTGGAACACGGTGCTCGGCCTGCCCTGGAAGGGCGAGGGCGACGCCCCGGACTGGAAGCGGCTCTACGACCGCCGGGAGCTGTACCCGATCGGCCGGGTGCCGGCCGGTGGCCTGGTCCTGTTTGCCGGCATCGACGTGCAGCGCGAGTGGATCGCGGTCGAGATCGTGGCCTTCGGCCGGAACATGGAATCGTGGTCGGTCGACTACCGGGTGTTCAACGGCGACACGTCGGTGCACGATGGCGAGCGGAGCCCGTGGCGCCAGGTCGACGCCCTGCTGAACGAGGACTTCGAGCACGAGCTGGGCGGCACCCTGCGGGTCCGGCTGGCAGCCATCGACTCCGGCGACGGCCTGCGCACGCAGACCGTGTACGCCTACTGCCGGAACTGGCCGGTCAACCGGGTGATCGCGGTCAAGGGCCGGGGCAACGACTACTCGATGATCATCGGCCAGCCGGCCAACGTCGAAGTAACGGACCGGGGGAAACGGAAGATCGGCAGTGTAAAGCTGTGGCCGGTCGGGGATTCGCTGGTAAAGACCGAACTCTACGGGTGGCTGAAGCAAGAAAAACCGACCGTCGAGTCTGGTGAACCATTCCCGTTCGGGTATTGTCACTTCCCTGAATACCCGGAAGAATACTTCAGGGGCCTCACCGCAGAGGAGATCGTCCCCCGGCTGGTCAAGGGCTACCGCCGCTACCAGTGGGAGAAGGTCTACGAACGGAACGAGCCGCTGGACTGCCGGAAGTACGCCCGGGCAGCCGCGGCCCTGACGGGGGTGGATCGCTGGAAGGACGAGCAGTGGCGCGCGCTCGAGCAGGCCGTGACGGTCCGGAAGGACCCGGCGGCGCCGGCGCAGCAGGTGATGTTCAAGCCCAAGGTGTCGAAGAACCGCGACCCGTACCTGGAGTGATTCCGACCGTATGAGCGACTGCCCGGATTGCACCGACCTGGCCACGCAGATCACCGAGGCCAAGGCTGCGCTGCACCAGCTGATGCTGGGGCGTCAGCGCGCGTCGGTGACCTTCGGTGCCGGCAAGCGGGTCGAGTACACCCAGGCCACGCGGGCAGACCTGCAGTCCTACATCGGCCAGCTGCAGGCGACGCACGACGCGTGCTGCGCGACCAGCGCCACGACCCGCCGGCGCGGCATGATCCGGATGGTGTTCTGATGAGCGGCGCCATCCAGATCGTTGACCAGCACGGCCACCCGATCCGCGCCAGCGACACCGCGCACTTCGCGGCATCGCGCCGCGCGCGCGAACTCGCGCGTTGGACGCCGTCACTGGATTCCGCCGACATCGAACTTGCCGGCGAGCAGCAGACGATCGCGGCGCGCGCCTACGACCTCGAGCGGAACCACGGCATCGCAGCCGGCGCGATCCGCACGAACCTCGACAACATCGTCGGCACTGGCCTGCGCCTGGCGGCGAAGCCGGACTATCGCGCGCTCGGCCGCACGAAAGAGTGGGCAGACGAGTGGGCGAAGAACGTCGAAGCGCTGTGGCGCACGTTCTCCAACTCGGTTGATTTCGACGCCGGCCGGCAACTGAACTTCGGCGGCATGACGGTGCTGCAGCTGCGCACCGCGTTCCTTGCCGGCGAGGGCCTGGCGCTGGCGCTGTGGTTCGATCAGCGCGAGCGCCCGGGCGCGCGGTGGAGCACCGCCATCCAGGCGATCGACCCGGCGCGGCTGGCCAGCCCGGACATGACGCCGATGACCATGTCGCTGCGCGACGGCATCCGCATCAACAGCTACGGCGAGCCGATCGGTTACTACATCCGGAAATCGCACCCGTCCGAGGCCGGCTACGGCATGGGTGGCGACCAGGGCTTCGAGTACGTCGAGGCTCGCACGGCCTTCGGCCGCCGCAAGGTGATCCACCTTTTCGACAAGCTGCGCGCCGGCCAGTCGCGCGGCAAGTCGATCCTCGCGCCGGTGATGGCCGCCTTCAAGATGCACGACCACTATCAGCGGATCGAGCTGCAGACCGCGGTCGTGAACTCGATGATCGCGGCGTTCATCGAGACGCCGCTCACCGGCGAGCAGCTGCAGGATCTGTTCGGCGGCACGCCGGACGTGAACTGGCAGACCGCCTACCAGAACTCGCGCGCCGGGTACGACGTCACCCTCGAGGGTGCCGGCGTGATCCCGCTGCACCCGGGCGACAAGCTGAACGCCTTCACTCCGAATCGGCCGTCGACCGCCTACGCGTCGTTCGTCGAGGCCGTCATCCGCTACATCGGCACCGGCGTGAACATGCCGTACGAGCTGGTGATGAAGGACTTCAGCAAGACGAACTACGCCGGCGCGCGCGCCGCGCTGGCTGAGGCCTGGCGGTATTTCATGGGCCGCCGCGAGTGGCTGGCCACGAACTGGTGCGACCCGGTCTACGAACTGTGGCTCGAGGAAGCGATCAGCCGCGGCGAGGTCGACGCGCCGGACTTCTACGAGAACCGCGCGGCGTACCTGCGCTGCTCGTGGATCGGACCTGGCCGCGGCTGGATCGATCCGCTCAAGGAGGCCCAGGCATCGAAGACCCGCATGGAGACGACCTCGACCCTCGAGGACGAGGCGTCCGAGCAGGGCAAGGACTGGGTGGAGATCCTCGACCAGCGTGCGCGCGAGAACGAGTACGCGCGCAGCCGCGGCCTGCCGGACGTGCACCAACCGCCGCCGCAGGGTGGCGCGCCGGGGATGCAGCCGGCAGCCGAACCGGCCGAAGACGAAACAGAAACCGTCCCCGCGGGGACTCAGGGGGGTAACCAGTGAGCCTTCGCATCCTGGGCAAGATCAAGTCCGAGCCGTGGGCGATCACCCAGGCTTACATGGACACCATCATGGACGTGGCCGAGCGGCAGAACCTGTCGCCCGATGCCGTCGCCCAGAAGATGGGCCGTCCGCTGGAAAACACCTACGACGTCGAGTACCGCGACGGCGTGGCGATTCTGCCGGTCACCGGTCCCCTGTTCCGGTACGCGAACCTGTTCACGGCCCTGAGCGGAGCGACCTCCTACGACCTCCTCGCCCGCGACTTCGCCAAGGCCGTGGATGACCCCCGGGTCGAAGCGATCATCCTGAACATCGACTCCCCTGGCGGTGAGGCCAACGGGGTGTCGGAGTTCGCCGACCAGATCGCGGCGGCCCGGGGGAAGAAACCCATCGTGGCCTATGTTGGCGGATTGGGCGCGAGTGCTGCATACTGGCTGGCAGCAGCTGCCGACGAGGTCGTAGTCGCTGATACCGCCATGCTCGGGTCGATCGGTACGGTCATGACCGTACGGGACTCCCGGGAGAAAGAGGCGAAGGCCGGCGAAAAGACCTACGAGATCGTCAGCAGCCAGTCGCCGCACAAGCGACTCGACCCTGCGACCGATGAAGGTCGCGCGCGCATGCAGGCGCTGGTCGATTCGCTGTCGGATGTTTTCGTGGACAAGGTGGCGTCGTACCGCGGGACCGACCGCGACACGGTGCTGAAGAACTACGGCCAGGGCGACGTTCTCGTCGGCCAGGCTGCAGTGGCCGCCGGGCTGGCGGACCGCGTGGGGTCGTTCGAGGGCGTGCTCTCGGAACTGGCCAGCGGGCGGTACGCAGGCCCGGTGAAAAGTGGTGCCGCAGCCAGCGTGCGTAACGGAGATTTGAACATGGCAGAACCGAAGTTCAAGAAGAGCCAGCGCGTCCGCGCGCTGGCTGATCACATGCGCGGAATGAAGGGCATGACCGGTTCGGTCGCCATGGTCGAAAACGGTCCCTATTACGCTGTCAATTTCGACGAGCCGATGGAGGGTGGAAAGAACCCGCACAAGTGGTTTGCCGAGAACGAGATCGAGCTCGTGGACGAGGAGTCTGACTCCATGGACATGAGCGCGAAAACCGCCGGTAGCGGCGCCAACCAGGAGGAGTCCAAAGTGGACCCGACGAAAGACAAGCTGACCGCTGCCCAGGTTGTAAAGCAGCACCCGGAGGCCGCACACGCGCTGCGTGCCGAAGGCGTGAAGACCGAGCGCGATCGCATCAAGGCGATCCTGTCCAGTGCCGAGGCCGAAGGCCGTGGCGAGCTGGCGCAGGCCATGGCCTTCGAAGGCGACATGTCGCCGGAAGCCGCTGTCGCCCTGCTGGCGAAATCGCCGAAGGCTGCCAAGCAGCCGGCGAATCCGCTTGCCGCCGCGATGGCCGGTGAGAAGAACCCGCAGGTCGGCGCCGACGCCGACACCACGGGCGAAAAAGACCCGGTGGCGTTCATCGCTGCCGCCGCGAAAAAAGCTGGCATCTGAGAGGTAACGAGCCATGGATTACAAACCGAGCTTCAACGCCGCCGAGGGTTCCTACACCCCGGACCTGCTCATTGCCGGCGACTTCCCGGTACGCGCCGACGAGATCACCCTCGTCAGTGGCGCCGGCTCGCTGCCCCGCGGCACGCTGCTGGGCAAGATCACCGTGGGCGCCGCCTCCGGTGCGAAGCAGTCCGGCACCGGTGACGGAACCATCGGCGCCGTCACCACCGGAACCAAGACCAAGGTCGGCACCTACGTCCTGACCTGCATCGCGGCCGCTGCCAACGCCGGCACCTTCCAGGTCGTTGACCCGGACGGCATCGTGCTGCCGCAGCTGACCGTCGCTGTCGCCTACACCGGCGACCACATCAACCTGACGGTCGCCGACGGCGCTGCCGACTGGGTCGTGGGTGACATCATCCACGTCACCGTCGCTGCCGGCTCGGGCAAGTACAAGAAGTCGCTGCTCGCGGCCACCGACGGCTCGAACGTGCCGGTCTGCATCCTGTCCGAGGACGGCGACGCGACCGCTGCCGACGTGACCACGCTGGCCTACATCAGCGGCGAGTTCAACTCGGACGCGATGACGTTCGGCACCGGCCACACCGCGGCGAATACCCGCGATGCGCTGCGCGACCGCAACATCTACCTGAAAACCCCGGTGAGCGCGTAAGCGCGCGAGGAGACCGCAATGGATATCTACGGCACCCACACGCTGAACCGCACGGTCGAATCGCTGAAGCGGCCGAACTCGTTCCTGCTGAACAACTTCTTCGGCCAGATCGAGACGTGCGCGACCGAGGACATCTTCTTCGACGTCGAGATCGACGGTATCTCTCGCCGGCTTGCGCCCTTCGTCCACCCGATGAAGGAAGGCAAGATCGTCGAGAGCGAGGGCTTCACCACGAAGTCCTTCAAGCCGGCGTACATCAAGGACAAGCGCGTCCACAAACCGAACCGCGCGTTCCGCCGCTCGATCGGCGAGACGATCGGTACCGGCCAGAACATGAGCCCGGCCGAGCGCGCTGCCGCCAACCTGCGGAAGGACCTGCAGAACCAGGTCGACATGCTGGTTCGTCGCAAGGAAGTGATGGCCGCGGAAGTTCTGCGCACCGGCTCGTGCACCATCAAGGGCGATGGCTTCGGTACCGTCACGATTAACTTCGGTCGCGACACCGACCTGACCAACACCCTGACCGGCGCGCAGTGCTGGGACCAGACCGGCATCAAGCCGCTCGACCTGATCGAGGACTGGTCGTTCGAAGTGCTGCAGAAGTCTGGCGCCACGGTCCGTGACATCGTCATGGAAAAGAACGCCTGGCGTGCCTTCGTCGCGCAGACGGACATCGTGACCAAGCTCGACAAGCGCCGCACCGACGTGAACGGCAACATCCAGACGATCCTGCCGCCGGCCCACGTGAACTACATGGGCACCGACGGCGTGTATCGCTACTGGGTCTACACCGACTGGTACATCGATCCGGACACCGGCCTCGAGACCCCGATCCTGCCGTACGGCACGGTGCTGGGTCTGTCGGACCAGATCATGGGCGTGCAGCACCACGGCGCGATCCGTGACGTCGACGCCATCGATGGCGGCGCGGTGGAGACCGAGTACTTCACCAAGTCGTGGAAGGTCGAGGACCCGTCGGCCCGGATCCTGCTGATGCAGTCGGCGCCGCTGGTGGTCCCGTACCGCCCGAACGCCAGCTGGGCGGCGACCGTCATCGAGGCCTGATAGGAGGTTCCGATGAAGATCGAGACCAGCAATCGCGTCGATCACGGCCACGTAGGCGCCCGTGATGGCCGCCGTGCGCGTGCCGCCGTCGGCCTGCAGCACGTCGCAGTCGATGTG